TGAGCCCCCGCCATTTGCAGGGGGCGAAGCGGTACCCTGTACCCTGAACGGCGTACATAGAAGTGATAGCCGGCTGAATTGAATCCGCGCTCGCGATGATCACGCTCCATCTGTTCGGGAGTGTATTCATGCAATACGGATGTTGCCGAACAGTGTACGACTATTAAATTGATATTTCTTGATTTACGTGTCATTGTATGTTTTTTTTGTTAACTAAGTGAACGGGGTGATGCTGAATGCATCATCGTATCCCCGTTCACATCACACACGGGTTTTCTTATACCTTTTCTTAAAATTACTATTCGCCGGCTCTGGTTATGAGTACCTGATAAGAACCTGTTGAACGTTCATCGACCGATGTAACATCCACAACGATGATATTTTCACCAACCGCCAAGTTACGAGCAGCACTTGCCGTTCCGCTGGTAAGTGTTGCCGAACCAACCTTTATTACCTGACCTGCGTATTTATGAGTACCGGTTATCGTGGTAGATTCAACATTATTAGCTACCGCCATTGTGTAAGAATACTTATTAGATTTGAAAGCCGGTACGAGAGTTCCTGCGCTAAAAACTAAAGTTTGAAGTTCTGTTGAACCTGCCTTAGCTGCTTCCGCGCGACCGTCATAAAGCACAATATCTTCACCAAACACAATATTAGTATCAGCTTTCATAAGCATTTTGAAGAAATACTTCTCACCGGCATTGGTCAGTCTATCAATCTTGATGGCATCCTGATCGTCAACCAATGATACGCCTGCCCAAAAGTTTGAATCCACACCTGCCGATGTTACAGCGGCTACAATCACGTCCTTAGGCCAGTCTGCCAGTGGAACCATCTTGATACCCTTAAATCTTTCAGGATTCATATTGGTGTAATCGGCTCCCTTATGCGGTTTGTCGGTCAGTTCATATTCGTAACTTTCCACATCTTCAACGCTCATAAAAAGCTTCAGATTAGGATTATTCCTGATAGCCTTAGGAATACGCTCACGCACCAATTTCATCTTGGCTATTACGTTTGCCTGTGTTATTGCCTCAGGTGATGAAACAACCACCACGTCACTGTCTGCCACTATACGTGTTAGAATACCGTCAAAATACTTTCCTTCGCCCGCGCCCGATACTCCGTTTATAAACTCACCGCCCAGTTCGAAATCAACAACCTTAGCCAGTTCTGCGAGCAGCTTTGTTTGAACCTCTGAGGGAAGCTCTGAGAATACCAGCTCACCTGTTGTTTGAAACGGTTTCCATATGCTTTCAAAAACTCTTGGGTTAAAGGTTGTGAACGCCATCACGTCTTTTGGCTCAAGATATTTCTCATCTATTGTGAAATCTCCCTTACTGTCTGATTCGGTGGGCTGCTCTTTGCGTTTTTGAAGCATCTTTCCGGCTTTCAGGCGCGGAATGGAGAATTTCTTAGAAACGTTAGGCTGTACCCTTATATGCCCGCCCGCTACAAGCTGATTGCCTGTTGTAGCCCTGACGAGCAATTCCTCCAATACCTCACCGGCATATGCCGATGTAATAGCAACTGCCATGGGCAGCACACCGGCAAGCGGAGTTAATGATCCTACAACGGATAAGACCGTGCCCACACCGATAACGGCTGCCGGAGCAAACCCTGTCACAGCAGCTATTGCACCGCCTGCTACAATGTTAAATAGCAACATTGTGAAAATCGATAAAATTAATTTTAATGCTTTCATTGTTTGATAAATTGATTGTTTATTGTTACGTAAATTTCTGATTACTTCTTAGCGTTTTCTTCAATCTCCTTTTGGCGTTTCTCCCATGCGCTTTCCCCTTTGCTATCTCCTAAGGCTACACTCACGGACTTGCGTGGTGTAAGTGCGCGGATCATGGTAAGGGTTGCATCTGGGGAAGACTCATAAAGGGAAATCATTTCTTTTTTTACAGATCCGTCCTCTTTTTCGGAAAGACGACCATCTTTAAATGCATCCGCAAGTTCTTTGTCAAAAGATGCGCGCTTTTCCTGTTTTTCTTTCAGCTCTATGGCATCGATACGATCCTGGAGGAGTTTCTTTTCATCCTGCTCCTTTTTCAAGTCAGCCTTAAGCTGAATGTTTTCCTTTTCGATAGGCTTGATAGCTCCCAGCACGTCCTGTGCTGTTGCATTGTCAGCTAATTTTAAATGATTAAATACTTCTTTCATGTGATTATTGTTTTGAATTGTTAGTTCTTTGAGTGGATTCTTTGAAGCATCCGATAGTTCTATTAAATTACCCTCTGTATCGTAAAGGGCTAATGAGTTGTTATTAGCTCCTATATCAACAATGGAAGCCTCGCGCATACGCCATTTTGTAACGGTCTCATATCGCTGTCCCTGCTTGATATATCCGGTATCTGTTGATGTTTCCACAGGTATTGCTCCGGCTGATGCCATGCGCAGCGTTCCGGCTTCGACCTTCTGAGCAATTTTTTGAGAAAAGTCATCACTGTCAAATACGGCATCCGCAAGTATTCTGTCTTTTTCAACGCGGATATTATCCCAGTGTCCTATGGGGAGTAGTGTGTCTTCCCGGTCAGCCCACGATCGGTTATGATTCCATAACATGATGGGGTTCTTTTTAAACTGTTCGAGATCAGCTCCGCCGGTTACCATCCAAAAACCTTGCGTATTAAGGGACTCATCATGCAGTACAAATGTTTTTGCCATTTTTCTCCTGTGTTAAAATTGTTTTATTTGAACTTTCGACAACAAAATTCTCATATAATTAAATCATATCAAAAAACCTATGACATACTGTCATATATATTTTATTTTGATGATACAATCAGGTTATTTTGCCCTAAAAATCAAACATATTATAATGGCACAAAAAGAAACCAAACAGGAACGCACACGAAAAAAGGAACTCGCTCAATTTTTTTATTGCAACTCACAGTTGTCTCAAAAAGAAATAGCCGAAAAAGTAGGTGTATCGGAGGTCAGCATGAGCCGCTGGGCAAAAGATGGAAAATGGGATACGCTCAAAGCCTCGGTTACAATCACAAGGGAAGAGCAGTTAAGTCGCGTATACCAGCAGATAGCTGCTATCAACAGTAAAATCATTGAAGAGCAAAAAGGAATACCCACGGGTGCGGATGCCGATGTATTAGCCAAACTGGCGGCAGTTGTGGAACGCTTGGAAAAAGAAACATCCATAACGGACGTGGTCAGCGTATCCATGAAATTTTTAAACTGGTTGAGAAAAATTGATACCGATAAGGCAAAAGAGCTGAGCGGACTGTTTGATGCATTTATAAAGGATTTACTGAGATAGCTAACATAGATGTTTAATTAAAAATCTTTTTTATGAGTACAGAAGCTTATAAGGCTCTTCGAGACTGGGAAGAATTCAGAGCCAAATTATTAAAATCTTGAAATTTAAGTAATGGCATCAGCAAAAGACAAAATCGCAATTAAGGAATGGGACGAGTTCCTCAAAGCAATGCGCCAGGATACTGCCCTTGAGAGTGACAAGACGAAAGCGGATATTGAAAAGCATCGTGCATATCTTGAGAAAAATCCGGTCGAATGGATGAAATACATGTTTCCTAACTATGCTACTGCAGAATTTGCCCCATTCCATAAAAAATTCATCAAAAGAGCTATTGACAACGCCGAATGGTACGAGGTCATATCGTGGGCACGCGAGCTTGCAAAAGATACCGTGGTTATGATGACCATGTTTTACCTTAATCTGACGGGCAAAAAGAAATTTACAATTTTTGTGTCCTCCTCTTTTGATGCTGCCTGCGATCTGCTTTTGCCATATATGCTGAATTTTGAGGGGAACAGTCGCATTGATGCATATTACGGTCCACAAAAAACATGGGGAGCATGGGAGAAGGGAAACTTCACCACCAAATGTGGTGCTCGCTATGTGGCTATCGGTGCCGGACAGTCGCCAAGAGGGAAGAAAAATGAGGCTCTGCGACCGGATTCTATTATCCTTACTGACCTTGATACGGACGAAGATACACGCAATAAGGATATCATCGATAAGCGATGGGACTGGGTGGAAAAAGCACTTATCCCGACACGTTCTATCAGCAAACCGCTGTTAACACTTATGCTGGGCAACATCATTGCTAAAGACTGCTGCGTTGTTCGAGCCGGCAAAATAGCCGACAACTGGGATGTTGTTAATGTTCGAGGCAGTGACGGTAAAAGCACATGGCCACAGAAAAATACTGAGGAGATGATCGATCGGGTGCTTTCCAAAATATCCACTAAGGCAGCACAGGGTGAGTATTTTAATAACCCTGTAACGGAGGGATCAATATTCAAGGGAGAAGCAACCTGGGGCAAGTGTCCTCCATTGACAAAATTACGCTTTGTTGTCGCATACGCAGACCCTTCGACCTCAAACAAGGATAAATCATCCAAAAAGACATCATTTAAGGCACTTTGGCTCATCGGAAAAAACGATGGGAAATACTATATCTATCGTGGTTTTCTCGATCAGGGATCTACAGATACTTTTATTGACTGGTTTTACTCCCTGCGAACTTATGCCGCCGATAAGGCTCAGATTTATTGGTACATTGAGAATAACTCATTGCAGGATCCATACTATGAACAGATTTATGAACCAAAGTTCCGGGACAGAGGAAAAACGGAAGGTCGCATCAGCGTCAAGGGAGACACACGAAAAAAGCCGGAAAAAGCTTTTCGCATAGAAGGGAACCTTGAAAAACCATGGAGAGATGGAGATCTGGTGTTCAACGAACAGGAAAAAGGCAATCCGCACATGGAAAGGCTGATAGAACAGTTCAAACTTTTTGATATGAAGTTATCAGCTCCTGCGGATGGTCCTGACTGCATCGAGGGTGGAATCTGGATTTTAGATAATAAAATGCATGAGATAGCTCCCTCCGATTTTAAAACATTTTCAAAACACGCAAACAACAAACGAATTTAAACTCCTCACACATGATGAAACTATTTAAGCCCATATTAAAGGCAATTAAAAGATTGAGATATAAAATCTCATATCGCAAAATGATGCGACTTCAAAGTTTTAAACACTTCAGGCGTGAATGCCGCCGTGCTGAGCGATATGCTGCTGAAAGCAATAAGAGATATCGGGTATATTTGTTTGACCGGTACCGCGCACTTTCAAGAGAAGATATTACCAGGATGAAAAATTATGGCATTATTTCAAAAAAACAGGAAACGGGTATGTACTCCAGACTTGTACTGTACGATACACTGACACACGCCAACACACATCCGGATTTTTCAAACCGTAAAATCATATAATTATGTACGTAACACAGGAAGAAATATCAACACATCTTTATAATGAACAGGCAATGGCAATAGCCGATGGCGATCTGTCAAAACTGCTGAAGGCTGTCAATGTTGCCATAGCGGAAGTCAGGGGATATCTAACAGGAAGATATGACATAGATACTGAGCTTACCAAAACGGGCGATGCGCGCAATGACTTGATAGTACTTTGGGTAAAAGACATTGCCGTATGGCATTTTGTGAATATCTGCAACGTAAACACCTCTTTGGAACTTAGAGCAAAAAGGCGTGACGATGCCGTATCGCAGTTAAAGAGCATTCAAAAAGGTAACTTCGACATCGACCTCCCCCCGCGAACAGACGAAACAG